TACCTTTTATCTTTTGCTGAGGTGTGTTTGTTGCAGTTCCTAATGTAACAAGACCAGGTAGACTACTATTTGGAACAGTAAATGTGCTTCCATCTCCTTTTGTAAAATTAATTCTTGCAGTTGAGAAAGATGCAGTCACTAATAAACTACCAGTATTAATACTACCGCTTCCACCACTACCAAATGAAGATGTTGGAACTTGTGTATTTCTACCACTTGCATTACCTACCCATGCATATCCATTAGCTAAACTTGCAGTTAAATTACCGGTCATATTTACACTACCTGATATATTTACACTACCTGTTATTATACTACCTGATTGTGCAACTAATGGTGTTAAGAATGTTGTTCTACCATCTGTCCAATTACCTTTACTTTGGAATTGCACTAAACCAACATAATCCTCTGCCGTATTCAATCCTGCAATAAATGTTCCACTACTTGATGGTGATGTTACTGTTACATTAGTCAAGTAACTACCATCGTTCATCCATAAGTTAGTGTTTGAATTGTTATTCCAACCCACTTCAATACCTCCTTTACCTATGTTTGCATATTGGTTATTATCAAAATCAGCTACAGCTAATCCTGTGCCAGTTAAATTGAAAGTTCCTAATAAATCAGTTCCACCTACAAAACTTGTTCCGTAATCAGACGACGATATATAAAGGCCACCTCCTACAAGTTTAGCTGCAATATAATCATTTGTATTTGACGATTGTATAGTTAAAGGAGTTGCTGTTGTTGATGTATTTTTTAATATTGTGCTACCAGATGCAGTCAAATTACCATAAGTTAAAATTTGTGAGCCTGATATTGTAACTGGTCCACCTGTGTTTTGGATTTGTAATACTCTATTAAGTGAAGATGATAAATTAATTTGTATACCATATCCATTTTGATTTGAAATAACCATTGGAGAGCCACTAGTAAAACTAATCTGACCACCATTAGTAGAATTAATATTTACATTATTCATTGTTTGGTTACCGGTAAATGTATTACTTCCAGTTGTTGCAAAACTACCTGTGTTTATACTACTACCCGTTAAATTATTTGCGTATATATTTCCACTAACATAAAGACTACCTGATATATCTAAACCTCTTGTGAATACCGGTGCTGGATTATTCCCTACATTCGGTGCTATTGTTAACCAAGGAATATAATTAAATTCAGTTCCGTTATCCCAATCTTTGAAATGAATACCATCAATATCAACACCCATTTGAAGTTCAATATCGGTAGAAAAATCATTATTATAAATACCAGCTGTGAAATTAGCAGCTCCGGATGCATTACTATATGCAGTGTAATCTGCACCAAAACCATCTGGCGCTTGAGTTAAATCAATAGTTTGGAATGAACCACCCATTGTTTGAACTCTACCATCAGTTCCAGTCAAAATTAATCTACCAGTTGGGCCACCCGTTGTTCCATCTCCACCTTTAATCCAAACTCTATTTCCTAATTCAACATTTGCATATGGGCCAGGAATTACAGCTCCTGCTGTTATTTGGAATGGATAGTTTGAAGAACTTTGATATAATGTTCCTGCTAAACTAGTGCTACCCGTTACATTTACATTACCTACAACATTTAATAACGAACCATCAAAGGTTAAATTATTCTCACCTTGTAAAGTTGCATTACCAGTTGCAGTTAAAACATTATTATTGTTATTGTTATTAATTACAACTTGTGCACCTTGTGCTCCTGCAATACCTTGCGCTCCTTGTAAACCTGCAGTTCCTTGTCCTATTGCACCTTGTCCACCTTGTATACCCTGTGTTCCTTGTGCTCCATCAAAACCTTGCACACCATTTGCTCCTTGAATACCTTGCGTTCCTTGTTGTCCTGCACCACCAGTAAATCCTTGTGCTCCTTGTGTTCCTGTTATACTTTGACCTGTTGCACCTTGTGTTCCATCAGTTCCTTGACTTCCAGTTCCACCCTGTGCTCCAGTTGAACCTTGCACACCTTGAGTTGAAGAACCTTGCGAACCTGCTGCTCCTTGTGAACCTTGAACAAATTGACCAGGTATACCTTGAGAACCCTGAGCTCCTTGACTTCCATTGCTACCACTAACACCTTGTGCACCTTGCGTTCCTGCTCCCGTTGTTCCTTGCGTTCCTTGCACTCCTTGTAAGTTTAACGAAGAAGTAGAATATGCTTGAGAATATCCACTACCATTACCTAACCAAATATAATTAGCTGGTAATTGTGCCGTTAAAGTTCCATCAATTGTTTGGTTACCTGTGAATGTATTACTTCCGCTTAGTATTGCTGAAGAACTAATCCAAGTAGTGTTTAAGGTTCTTACATCTGCTGCAGTAATACTACCTGATGTGTTTGTTACATAGGTTGCGTTACTTGCCGATATTAGTTGTTGTGATGTGTATAAAGCCATATTATATTTTTATTTTTTATCTTATTATGAAGGGTTTACAATCATATATGCTACTGTATCTGTATCACCATTATGGTCTGATGTTACACTAAATGTTCCACTACCTTTTGATGTTACTGATACTGTTCCATTACCACTATTAGTGTTAGTTTGTTTAGTTAAGAATATTAAACTATTAGCAGTTACTAATGAATTTGATATTGTTGCCGTACCTGGATTACCACCATCTAATACAAATATTCCTGTTTGTTGATTAGAACCCGATGGTAATTGTAATTGGAATGTAGATGCTACTTTAATATTACCATTTGCATATAATACACCATTTAATCTTAAAGCATTACCATTTACATCGTTTGTTTGTCCCCACGAACCAGTAATGTTATTTGATTTAATAAAAGCAGTTACATCAGTTTCTAATTTAGAAGTAACTCTTACATCACCATAAGCATTTAAGGAGCCAGATAGATTTACTACTGAGCTAAATGATGATGCGCCGCTTACATTTAAACTTCCAGTTATTGTTTGGTTTCCGTTAAATGAATTACTGCCTGTTGTTGCAAAACTACCTGTGTTGATACTACTACCAAATGAGCTAGTTGCAACCAATTTAGTTATATTATTACTATCTCCTACCCATACATATCCTTGTGTTAAACTTGCAGTGAATGGTGCTTGAACTTCTAATGGATATAATGAACGAACTAAACCTACTGAATTATAAACACCAAATTTAACTACTGAACTATTATCTTCGATTGTAAAAGCAGTTCCTCTAAATTGAGTAGACCCACTTATAAAATTAGTTACCCCATATATGTTTAGATTTCCCAATGTGTTTAAACTTCCGGAAATTGTAAGTCCAGGTTCTGCCTGGGCACCAGCATTAATTATTTGACTACCTGTAAATGTATTGCTACCTGTTGTTGCAAAACTTCCTGTATTTGGAATTGCTCCTTGTGAACCTTGTATACCTTGCGCACCTTGTCCTCCCGTTGTTCCTTGTGTTCCAGTTCCAGTTGAACCTTGTGAACCCTGAATACCTTGTCCGCCAGTTACACCTGTTGAACCTTGCGAACCAACATTACCAGTTTGTCCGATTGTTCCTTGCGCTCCTTGTGTTCCTTGTAATCCTCTTAATCCTTGTGCTCCATCTGCTCCCTGAATTGAAGTTCCTTGCGTTCCTTGCAATCCTTGTATAGATTGACCAGTAGTTCCTTGTGAACCAACTGCACCTTGTGTTCCTGTTTGACCTTGTGCTCCGGTTGTTCCCGTATCACCTTTTGCTCCAGTTATACCCTGATTACCTAATAAACCTTGTGCTCCAGTAATACCTTGTAAACCAATACTACCTTGTGCTCCACCTGCTCCTGTTTGACCAGTTGCACCTTGTGAACCAACTACACCATTTGTTCCTTGTGTGCCAGTTCTACCTTGCGTGCCTGTTATACCTTGTGTTCCTTGTGCGTTATTTAATCTTGTATCTACACTTGCACTATATTGTTCAAAATCTACATCATTAAAGAATATATTTCCTGATGGTGTATATAAATGTATATCTTGCAAATGAGAAGTTAGTGTTAAATCAGCATTTGCATTCTGGTCAATTTGTAATTCACCTTCATTAAAGTTTCTGATTTGTAAACCATCGTTAGTATCTAATAAAGTTATATTACTACCAGCTGCATTTCTTAATGTTACAATGTTACTGATATTAAATGATGAACTAACATTAACGGTCACATTACCATTGATTAGTTGATTACCATTAAATGTATTACTACCCGTTGTTGCGTATGTTCTACTACCAGTAATTAAATTATTAACTGATTGTGATACCGCATCCATTTGTGTTTGTAATGCTACACTATCAATCATATCCGTATTAAAACTTCTTAATAACGAAGGAGTAATGTATCCTGTTGTGTTATTGGGAAAGTTAGTTTGATTTTCACCTTGTAATGCTGCTTTATTTAATTGTGACATATCTTTCAGTTATTTTATATTTGAGTTTGTTGAGTATCATACCCATCATCATAACCTGTATTGAATGCACCTCTTTGATTGAATGTAGCAGGTGATTGTATATTACCTATACCTTGCGATATTAAAGCACCACCACAACAATCTCTACCATATCTATCTTCATTTACACAAAGACAACCTCTACGATTATTCTTTGGTGAAGATAAACCTTGTGTTGGGCCGATGTATATACCACTTGCATTCTGTCTATTAATAGAATACCTTAAATTACCATTGCGGGAGTTTGACCAAATACTCATTATGAAGTTTATTATTTAACATACCCTAATGGAAAAGTAATTGGTTTAATTTACTTTTTTCATTGCCGCATCGTGCATAAGTTGTTCCAATAGATTTTTATCTGCTTTATAAGATAATAGTAATAAACATTTCTCTAATGGCTCTTTAACAACACCATCTATCTTTGTAATATCTCCATTGGCGAGTTCAACGATTGTAGCATAAGATTTCCACTTTTTGCTAAAATTGTATGTAAGTTGGGAAACTTCTCCATCAGTATCGTAGAGTTCAGGGTAGAGTTGAGTAAGTCCGTTGACAAATGAACAAAAAAAAACAATGCACCGAAATGAATATCCATAGTAACATCTAAAAATTTACTTTCATCTATATTACCTTCATATGCTTCTATATTGTATAACTCTCCTTTATGTTTAGTTACAGGTCTATATAGTATACTCATTATCTTTGCCCAATTATGGTCTATCTGAATTGTATCGTATTTACTTATATCTGCATACGCACCATAAGATATTCTACTTAAGTTAGGTTCAAATCCATACTCCTTACCATTGATAGAAATAATTCTTTGTAATGGCATTTCAGAATTTGATAGAAACTTATTTAACTCTGCTTTTAATCCGTTGTATGATTGCTTTGATATAGAAGTTAATATTGTTGGTTCTATTCCACATAAGTGATATAACATTACCGCAGTTGTTGCTTCTTCATCATCCTTATAACTTTCTAATTCAGATTGTAGTTTTAAGAAATCTTTTAATTTAATATCTGCCCAACTTTCAGGCATTGTAATTGTAATATTAGTTTTCATCTTCGTAGTTGTTTATTATTTGTTGTTGTAAGAGTGCAAGTTTATAATTTAAGTGTATAACCTTCTTCTCTTCGTTTTCTAATTTAGCATTCATTGCAATTAGTTTAGCATTCTGTTCTTCGTTGATTTGTAACAACTCTCTACATAATGCTTCCATTTGTTCTATCTGCGTCTCTGTGTATCTCGGTTTAGATAATTCCATAATAATTTATCGTTTTGTATTTCTTCAAATCTATTACTTAAAAACTCTCTTCGTTCTTCAGTAGTTTTAGTATTTTTTAATTGTTCGTTTATTTCAGCGTGTATATGTTTTCTCTTTTCAATTTTAATTTCAGCATATAAGTCGTGGAAGTTAATTCTTTTTGCTTTCATTCTTTCCTTGCTTTTCTTATATTCTATTTTCTGACAATCTAAACACAATGCTCTTTTAGGATATTTGTTCGTTTTATTAAATTCAACACCACACTCTTTACAATGGGTTGATTGTTGTTTCATACTTAAAATTGCCATAACTTATTATCTTATACTAATTGAATATTTTCCTGCGTTTATCTTTTTAGCGTTTAATCTTTCTTGCACAACATAACGAATTGCATCTATACTATGGTTTGAATAATCTACTGGCATATTCTCAAAGTTACCATTTTTATCAACCATCCATATATACTCACCAAATTCTTTAATTGTATTTAGAGAACGCTTGGTTACATTTAGTTTATATTGTTGCATTAAATCTATTCCTAACCTTACACTATCCTTACCCTTTTTAACAGGCTTAATATTAAATCCACTACGATATATTTCTTCTATCAATCTCGGTTCTGCACTATCACCCCATATTTCATTTCTATCTATTTGTAATGATTTTAATTCTGCTATTATATCTTGCGTAACCATTCCTTTCTTATACAACAACTCATCAATGTATATATCTCTATCTAATTTTGCTACTGCTACTAATGTGGTAGGGTCAACTGTAAATCCATAATCCATACCGAATGCAACAAACTCTGCTTCTTCTGGTATCTCATCTACAATGTTAATAGAGAATATAGTTCCTACATTATTGCCAGGTAATCCTAATCCGTATATCTTATAATATTCAGGATTGATTTCTTTTAATCGTTCAATCTCTTCAACCAATTGCTTTTCTAAAAATGGATTGTCTTTGAATGTGCTGATAAATAAATCTGCTTCAGGGTGTGTTTGTATTTCATTAAAGATATAATGGTTAGTTCCGAATGATGGGTTATATGCTATAATAGATTTTTTGCGAGTTCTAATGAATAACTGAAACCAATCTTCTCTACTTAACTCATTACACTCATCTACAAATAAATAATCTCTTGCACTACCTTTTCTTTTTTCTGAACTATCAATTGACATAAACTCTACCATTGTTCCATTATCAAATGAGTATATGTGTTCAGTAGCAGACCAACTATTCTCATCCCATATGTTTAACTCTTTAAGTATGCTTTGCCAATCTCTCATAATACTAACACGCATTGATGGAAACGATTTACGCACAATAGAAATTACTATGTTGGGTTCAGTTAAAGCACGAACTAATATCCATTGTAATGCTGAGTAACTTTTAGAACTTCTTGTGCCACCTTGCAGTATACATATTCTTCTACTCTTATCAATATCTCTATAAGTCTTTGATGTGTTGATGTTGAGTTCCATCTAATATGTTTAAGTTTATTTGTTGTATCTTTTGTTCAATCTCTGCTTTCATTTCAACCCTACTTTGTTTAGGTAAATTAAATTCTAATAACTTAATCGCTAAATCAACTGCACCTTTAGGGTCTGTCTTCATCATATCTTCCATTATTGCCGGCAAGTTATCTAATACCTTATTAGTTGCTCTCGCTACTGATAACCTCATCATCTCCGTAGAACGATTAACTGCTCCTAATGGTCTTCCCTTTGCTAACTTATGGCCTTTCTCAAACGGCATATTAATTTATATTATTTATATATCTTTAACATCCCCTTTCTTATTTGTAATCACCTCATCATAATCTAACCCACACTTATCACCTTCTGCAATAATTTGGTTATACTTCTCTTCCATATCCTTTATCTCTTCAGGTGTAAACATTCCTTTGAATAGTTCTGCTATTTCATTAATTTGTTGGTTCATCTTTTCGTTGTTCGTCATTGTTAATTCCATTTATAGTTTTGTAATCCTTCTATACTAACCCACCATACAATATCACCCCAATCATCAAATACCATTATCTCTGCCGTTCCACTTCGGTAGTAGTGCATAAAGAATATGTTATCGTTATCAATCATTGAATGGGTTTTCTATAATTGATTTCATATGTGTTCTTATCTTTTTAATTGCAAGAAATGTAGTTGATTTTGATATACCAATCTTTTTTGCTACTTCATTAAGAGTATCATCAC